TTTAAGTTTAGTTTGAAGTTTAGTTACAATTGCATAAGTGTCATTATCAACAGTTATGTTTTTGTATTTACTAAAGTCAGTCATCTGTACCTTTCTTGTTTGTTTCTTTCTATATAGGATATTAATATAGCTTTGTCAAGCTATTGTTTTCTGCCTTGTCCTCTATATTCTTTTCTACTATTGCGTTTATTAGGTCTTTTAGAATGACGTCCCGGACGTTTCTTATTTGTTTGCTCTATGAATTTTCCGTTACCAAGGTTGACTTTTCTTGCCATTTTTCTTTATAAATTCTTTATCTTCATTATTTAATTTCATATACTTTATAACTCCATTAACAAATTGTCTAGTGTCTTCGCCACAATTTGTGCATCTATAGTAATCATGCACAATCGCTACTAGAAATGCTTCTTCTTTACATTCAGGACAAATACCTAAAACATTATCAATAAACATACCTGGACTAAGTTTTAATTTTTGCATTACATTACTGTGTAAACAACTCTACCATTTAATTTTTGTGCATTCAAATATTGTTTTCTATTACCAGAATCATTATAACTACAATGAACCCACCCTGAGTTAGGGTCGTTGGGAGTCCAAAATTCTAATATACATTGATCGTAATCAAGATTTTGTACGATCCAATCGCTTACTTCTTTATTATGTACACCAAATAATTCAAAATCAGCTGCTTGCCCCTTCGTATGTTGACTCCCGCTGCTCGATCCTATGGCCTCGCATAGCGCTGCTGATCTGTAGCCTGAAGATATAGATACTGGAATATTAAAATGATTTCTAATTGGTTGTAAAATATTTTTACAAAGTAAAATTAAATTAGTGATATGCTCATCATTAGGTTCATTAGCAATTCCTAAACGAATAGCTTCTTGTGATTTTGTTAATTCATCTAATGTAAAATTTTCACTTAGTTTCATTTCTTAATTTATTTATTACCTCTATTACGTGTTTCTCATATTGTTTATTTGTAGAAAAGTTATCTAAAGTTTTAGCCATAGCAATAGGATCTCTATTGACTGTAATTTCTCTAACTCTTCTAAACTCTGCATACACTCTTTTTGTATTTAGAATTTCAATGTAATACTTAACAGATTCGCATTTACTTTTAAAGACTCTGACTCTCCAATCTATTGAATCAGGTTGTCTATATGGCAACATACCCTCTTTTGACCATACTCGTATACCAAAAAGATTGTGTCCTTCACGTGCAAATCGTGATCTACCATAGTCACTTTCAACAATAGCCTGAGCTACTATTAGTTCTGTGTTTATTCGTTGTCTTCTTGGGATGTCAAAATTTAGGTAATTTATGCAGTTTTTAAGGGAGGATATGAATTCTTTGTCGTTTGAGTACTCAAACCTAGGAGGTCCAAATCCTAGTTGTTTAGCCCAGGCGACTGTTTCACTCTGAGTCTTCTTCTTGGCGACTGGGTTCGGAAAGAATGTACCTAATACAAATGCTGCTAGAGCTACTATCAAATATTTTATTATTATAGTCCTTGTTATCATAACATTTACAGTGATTTAATAAACAGCATCCAGCTGTTAAATTGTTGATACAATTATGTTTAGACTTTTGTAACACTTATTTTTTATCATCTATTATATCATAAAAAAATTTATCTGTGTCATCAGTTACAAACCCTTTATTTTCAACATTCCATTCTGTAGTTTGCACTTTATAATCTGGTACAGATGATGAAGTAGTAAAGCTAGGGATATCCCACAAAATGCGATTATTAGGTTGAGCTGCAAAATTACCGTTATCAAGAGCCAAAATGTGTGCACACTTATGTTGATCAGGAATTTCGGAATGCTCAGTATCAAGGATATTACTTTCTGGATGTGCCCAATCCACAGTGAATAAATATTGTCCATGATAAAGTTTTTTATTTTTACCTAAATATTTACAACGTTGTCCTACTAAAAAATCAAAAGTAGTAACACTAGGATAATAACTAAATGAATTCCATAACTGAAGATCTTCGAGATCTTGATGTTCCACGTCTCGTTGATACAAAGTACTGCCGTTTCCTCTTTGAAGAAAAGCAGAGATAGGAAGTCTCCAATAGATTGCGCCGTTCGTAAGTAAGCAGTGAAACAAGAGTGCACGGCCGCTAATGCTCCCCAAACCAAATACCACGCAGTCTTCAGTTTCGCCTTGATGCTCTCGTAAGTCATATAAATATTCCTTTCTTATTTTACAATAAATAGGTGGTATGTTAGCATTTAAATAAGACATTGCAAGTTAACATTTCCATCGTCTTCTAGCCTGTCTTAATCTTGAATTTGGATCTTTTGCTGCATTTGGAAACATTTTCATTTGTCCTGCAGATCTAGCACAATATGATTTTCTTCTTGCAGATCTTTTTGGTCCTGGATTATCTTCTGTTACTGCTGTACTTAATTTAGAACCTGGATTCATTCTTCTATAAGCTTTAACACCAGCTTGTGTCATTCCAGCACCAGCTTTTGTAGATCTGAAATTTTTTTTATTTCTAGGCGGCATTCCACCTTTCATTAATTCAACGTAAAGTTGTTTTGATTTTAAATTTTTATCTGATTCTTTTCCAAGACCATAAATGTCTTGTTGCCAGTCTGCTACTGTACCTGTTTTTACAATAGGCATTTTATTACTTGTCTATAAACAACGTAACGTTTAAAGCGCTTGTATTACCTGTAACACCGATACCATCAACGATACCAGTTCCATTTCTTTCAGCATATAAAACACCGTCTTCTGGTATATTTAAAGTTTCTGTTTGGCCAGCACCAACATTTACTACTATATAAACTTGTGTATCTGTTGAAGAACTTACAGTTGTTGCATTTGCTAATCCATTAATGATTGCAGTTCCAGCAACACCTGTTGATTGAACCATAAACCCTCTTAATCTTGTCGGACCTGTAAACAAAACTTTATTTGCTTCAGCGCTTGAGCATATGACTGGTTTTACATCTGATTTCATAAATTAATTCTACCTTAAAAATACAGGGGCGTAAATACGCCCCTGTATATTGATTTCCTTATACTCCTGGAGATCCGAAGATTCCTCTAGGATCAGACCAACCGAAGCTGTATCTTTCTCTAGCTTTGAATCTAACGTTACCAGTGTCGAAGTCTCCCTCGATCGCAGTTTTAATTGGCGATCTTACGAAGTGCTTCATACCATTTGGAGCATCAGTAATAATGAAGTATGCATCCGTGTCAGTTAAGAAGTGGTTAACTCTGTAACCTTGTGGAATCATACCCATATTTAACATTGCATTGATATCGTTTTTAGCAAATGTGCCATCTCCGGTACCACCTACAGTTGTTGATAAAGGAGTTTTAAGTACTCTCTCAGCAGTAAATTGTAATTCTTTTGGAATAATCAATTTAACTCCTTGTAGAGCAACTTTTAAGCCTCTCTCATCTACAAATGCAGCAATATCAATTAATGATTGCTCAAGTGATGTTTCTGACAAATCAGCAGCAGTAGAAAGTTCATTTCTGAAAGTTCCACCATTAGCTAATGGGTGAGCAGTTGAACATAATTCAACTCCGTCACCACCTGTGTAGTTACTGTTAAAAGCATTGTTTAAAATGTCTGCCGCAATCTGTTGTTTAGTTTGTGACATAGATCTTGCTAATGCTCTTGTGTATCTAGACGCAAGTCTGTCGTAAAGGTTATCTTCAATAGCCTCTTCAGTAATAGCAAATGCTAATGCATAAGTATTATGAGTGTATCTTGAAGTATACGCTTCTGTAGCATCGTCAAACACTACTGGAGCACCTTCACTTTTAGCTGCTGCGCTTGCAAAACCAGACAACATTACTTCTTCTTCGAATGCTCGATCAGAAGTTTCTGTTGCGAAGATTTCCGCATGCTCATTGTCGTATCTGTTATATTCCAGGCCGAATAGTGCATTCAATCCTGGCTCTAGTTCTTTGACTAGCTGCGAACGTGATATAGCCATATTTTATTCTCCTATTATAGACCTGTTCCGCCTTGACGATAGAAGTGATTGTTAATTCTAACAAGTACTCCTACATTCGAAACGGTTAAATCACTGTTAAAAGGATCTTGTGTGATATCAATTGCTTGAACCGCAAAAGTTCCTGTTGTACCAGACGTTGCTACATCTAATTGTGCATAAGATATACCAGTCTTAGTACTGCCCGTTGTATTTGTTATGGAATAGTTTCTAAACAAATCTGCAACAGCAAAAGAAGCATTTGATTTAACTTCAAAAACTGTATCCGGTCCATCAACTACCATAGCGATGATATCGCTGGCGTTAACAGTTCCTGGATAGAAGTTACTGAAAGTAGGCTTCTGAGTTGTTGGATCTGTATAAAAACAACCATTAAAAACACCCACAACCGCATTAGAAGTGTTAGCAGTAGCTCTTTCGATTCCACCACCAGTAACTGGAATAACCAGATCACCTTGGTAAATCGCAGTGCCATAATTTGCTGCAATTCTATAACGGTTTTGTGCGTTAATAAATGGGCTTCCGTTTAGTTGTCTTGATGGTCTTAGACCATATTTTTCAACTACGTTTGCCATATTTGTTTTCTCCTAGTTTTAGTTTTTATACAGTGGTCGACTTTTGTCAAAAAATTATGACTTACGTCCACCACCAAAAGTTACGCGAGATTGTCTATTAATATTAATAGGCATCTCCGGTCGTTGTTCCTTCATGAGATCATTGTCTATCGCGTTTAATCTATCTCGAGTAATTCCTTTGAAGTACTCAGCGCGAG